CTGGTGCCCCTACAGTTCCCAGAACTGGTGCCCCTACAGTTCCCAGAACTGGTGCCCCTACAGTTCCCAGAACTGGTGCCCCTGTAGTTCCCTGTCCTGGTGTAATTGTTATTGTTACTGTAGATGGTGTTGTATGTGATGGTGTTTCTATAGTAGTGGGTATATTTGGTGTGGGTGTATCTATAGTAGTGGGTTTAACTGTTGTAGGTGTATCTAATGGTGTAAGTGTAAGTTTAGGTGTAGGTGCGTTATAATGTGTGTTTGTACTAATACAAATAATATTTAATATTTTTTTAATTAATGGTGTAATAATTTTTATATTTTTATCAATAATTAAGTTTATCTCTTTTCTAATATATTCATCATTTACTAAATTATTTTTACTATGTATAGTTTTTTTATTACCACCAACTTGTGTTTCATTTTTAATATAAAAATAGTTATTTAATTCTGCTTTATTTAATCTAAGTAAGTTTATAAAATGGTTTACATTTTTTTCAAAACATTTTGTTTCTAAATTTTGAAGTTTATTAGTTTGAAGTTTATTAGTTTGAACAAATCTGTGAAAAAAATTTAAATATAATACAATCGCATTTCTTAGATTAGATTTAATAAACGTTTCTTCATCATCAGTTAAAAAATTTTTTATTGTTTTTTGTATAATATATAATCCTGTTAAAACCATTTTCTTTACACTATTAGTATTTTTTTTTAAGAATTTAACTATTTTAGTTAATGTTTCCTTACTAATAGTTTTTGGTATTATTTTATTCTCATTAAATTCTATATATTCTGGCATTTGACTAATTAAATAAGCCATTCTTATTAAAAAGATTTTAGGTACTTTCGCAAATATTTTTAAATACCCAAATACTGATAATGCTTCTGGATTTAATGATTGTATTTGTTTTTCTAATTGTGCTTCATATTCTGCGTTTTTTTCACTACCACCTTTTAATTTAGTTAATTTAATAGTTTTATATGTTATTCCTTTTTTTCTAGTTATTGAATTAGTTTTACTATTTTTATAAACTTTTTTACTAGTATGTTTTTTTTTATTTTTACTATTTTTAAAAGTTTTAAATTGTTTTTTAATAGTTTTCATTTTTATTATATAAATGAGTTCTATTGACTACACTTCTTTTAATTTATTTTAATTATTATAATATTAAAATATATTATTTTAATTAAATATATATTATTTATTAATACTTAAATTTATTTCTAATTAAATTGTAAATAAATTAATAAATACTAAAATTAATTAATAATAAAATATAAAATAAATAATAAAATAAATAGTAATTATAGTATAAATACAATTAAATTTATTTATTATAAAAATGAAAGCAGGTTTTTTTAGTTTTAAAGATAGAAAAGATAAAAATAAATATAGTTTAGGAGAACTTGTTAAACATACAAAGAAGAGTGAATCTAAATTAATTCGCAATTATGAAGAAATGAGTAAAGCAACAAGTGACTATGCGAAAGCATTTAAAGATCATTTTGAAAATTTAGAACAACTAGATGACCGTGTTAATTTTAATGGTATGGTATCATTATTTGAAGAAATTATAATGAAAGATACAATTAATTCTGATAAAGTAGATAAATCAACTCCTATATTATTTTCAAATTATAAGATTGAGGGTGATATTTCATCATCTTCATTTCGCACCGAACATTTAGAACGACAACTTTATTATTTATTAGACAAATATAATGAAGAAAAAGATGCCAGTTTTATAAAATATATGTCAATAACTAATGTTACTAAAACATCTTGTAAAATAAATATTATTACTATAGATAATAAAAAATATTCTAAAGAGATAGACCACGAAGAGTTTATATTAGATGAAGATACTGTAAAAAAGATATTACAAGATATTATTTATACAACTAAAAAGAATTTAAAAATTCAAAATAATAATATATTTAATAATATGTTTAATAATAACTCTAAATTTAAAACACATAAAAAAGGTAAAAGCATACTTCATAATAGAAGTAAAAAAAATAGACGTAATACGAAAAACAAAAATAATAATAATAATAATATTCAAATAAATAAAAATAATAAAAACATAGAAGAAATTAATTTATTAGAAAACAATAATAATAATGAAAGATTAAGATTTTTAAATAATAATATTAGAAATGTATTTAAAAAACGTAATGAAATACCATTATTTAGTATTGAAAAAACACGTTCTCAAAAAGATAGAAATGTGAAAAAAATAACAAATGAAAAAGCAGCAGCCGAAGCAAAAGCAAGAGAATTACAATACCCACCTAGACAAGAAAACCAAATAGCACAAAAATGTTCTCCTTTAGAAAAACAAGAATGTGATCTAGTTCCTGAATGTTATTATAATCCAAATTTTTTAAAATGTGTTAAAAATACTAGATATGTTCCAGGTCAAGCACCAGGTCAAGCACCAGGACAAGCACCAGGACAAGCACCAGGACAAGCACCAGGACAAGCACAAGGACAAATAAATTATCCAATACCACCACCTAATCTTATAGATATACCTACAAATAATACTAATAATAAAAAAAAACCATTTTTAGGTGAAACTAAAATATAATTGATTTAATTAATTTTTTCAATATTTATTTTTTAATTTTATTTATTTTTTAATTTTATTTATTTTTTAATTTAATTTATTTTTTAATTTAATTTATTTTTTAATTTAATTTATTTTTTAATTTAATTTATTTTTTAATTTAATTTATTTTTTAATTTAATTTATTTTTTAATTATTTTTAAAAATTTAAATTTTTTATTGTATTTATTTAATAAATATATTTATTAATATATAATAGTAATACTTTAATAATTAATTTGTGTATAATTATTAACTAATAAAATAGTAAATAATAAAAAATATTTTATAATAAAAAATGGATAGTTATTTAAAATTAGCATCAATAAAAGATGATAATCAAAATTGTAATTGTATTATACCTTTTTATATGAATGATATTAGTGGTATTAATCCAAACACAAACCGTAATTATAGTAAAGAAGATAAAGACGCAATGAAAACCGCATTATATCGTGTTTCCAACGCAAAAGGCTGTAAATTATCAGTATGTTGCGATCCAAATGACCCTACAACACAACCAGATGCTAAATTTACAAAAAATTTTGTAAAAAGATTTCCTAAAATTATGCCATTATACGAGCGTAATACTTTAATTTCAATAAAATTATCAACTAAAGAAAATGTTAGTGGTTCTGGGTGGATTACCCCTTCTTCTCATATGATTTGTAAATTAACGAAAGCAACCATTGAAGATACAGAAGACCCAACTATTAAAATTGCACAAAATTTAGTAAATGATTGTTTTACAAATCAATGTAGTAATTTAGAAACAATTACATTAAATAATTTATTACAAAATTCCAAAGCAGATATGACCTATTCTTATATGGATGACGCAAGAGTTTCACAAGCCATTAGAGAAGGTAATATTACTTATGTTAAAGAATATATTAAAAAATATAAAGATATTAATTTACCTTTAACAAATGATGATTATAGTAATCGTATGATACATATTGCTAGTGAAAGTAAAAATACAGATATTCTTAGTATGTTAATTGCTCTTAAAGCAAATATAAATATTAAAAATAAATTAAATGAAACCCCAATACATTTTGCTGTTAGAAATAATAATATTGATACTATTGATATATTATTATCCCAAGGAGCAGATTTAAATAGTGCGAATATAGATGGAGAAATACCACTATTTTATGCTATGAAAACAGGTAATTTAAGAATTGTAAAAATGTTGTATAATAATAATTCGCCGATTTTAAGTCTTGATAAAAAAGGTAATAATTTAATACATTACTGTATTAAACACTGCCCTTCATTTAAAAATAAGAATGATAATAATAATGATTTAGGTATTGATGATAAAGATAAAAGCAATATAATTAAATTTCTTATAGAAAGAGGTATTGATACAGAACAAGTAAATTTAGATGGATTAACACCACTAGAATTAACTGAAAAAGAAATGAATAGAGAAATTAATAAAGAATGTGCCGAAGGAATAGAAAATGATAATAATAATATTAATGAACATTTTTTTAATATGAAACCAAATAAAAAAGCAGTATCTTTAAGAAATAGAACAATGAAAGATTATACTGAAGAACATAAAGAACTTTTAGAAATACAAACCTTATTATTTAATACTATAATTAGAAATAATCCTAATAAATATAATAATTATATTAGTGTTGATGATATACCAAAAGGTGCTCCTATTGAGGTATTAGATACAGTTTGTGTTGGTAATAATGTTACAGGTAATGAAGATAGTATTGAGTGTGAAAATAAAGGTGGTCAATTAGTTAAAATAAAAAACAGTACTACTAAAATAAAAATTGAATTATTACCTGAAGACAAATCAGTATTAGATAAAGTAGATGAAAAAGAGTTATATTTTAAAAAACAACAAAAAAAAATACCTGTACAAACTATACCCAATGATGTTTCTACATATAATAATTATTTAAGTTCTAGTAAAACGATTAATGTTCCTAATACACAAGGCATTACTTATAACTTAGGCGAAACATCAAATAATGAAATTGATAATACTACAAATAACATTCAATTATCAAATCAAGATGAAACTCAACATAATCAAATAACTGAACAACAATTAGAAGAAGAAGTTATAAATAATGAAACCGAACATACTATAGAAAGTCCAGAACACCCCCCAAATTTAGATGAATACGATGATTTTGTTCATAAATGTAAAAGAGATGCTTTACGTAATTCAGAAACGATTGAAATAACACAACCTCAAACTACTAAACCACCCGAAACATTTATACAAAAATATAAAACTGTATTAATTATTATAGGTAGTATTATAACTATTTTACTTATTATAATAATGTCTTATTATATATTTCAATATATGAAAAATTATAAAATGACAATGTAATTTATGTAAAGTATTATTTTTAATATTTTTTCAATATTTTTCAATATAAAAATTATTTATTATTAGTTTAATAATTTAAACTACATAAATTACTTAATTTAATTTAATTTACTTTAATTTAACTTAAATAAAATGTATCATATAAAAACAGAGTCATATCATAGTGAAAATCCTATTTATAAAAAAATAGAAGATGGTGATAATATGTTGTTTGTCCCAGAAGCAAGAGTAGCGAAAGATTATTTTAATACAGGTATTTATGAACGTGGTTATATACAATGGGCTTGTGACAATTTTGCTATTGAAGATAAAGAAATTATTGATATTGGAGCACATATTGGTATGTATACTGTAGAATTAGGTAAAAAAGCAAAAAGAATACATAGTTTTGAATGTTCTCCAAAATCTTATAATTATTTATGTTCTAATATTTTATTGCGTCATTTAAGTTATAAAGTATCAACCTATAATGTGGCTTTAAGTGATAAAGAAGGGACCACAAAATATTATATTAGAGACCCTTTAGACGGTGGTGGTAATGGTATATCGGCTTTTGAAAATGATAAAACTATACCAACAATAGATGTTCCAATGAGAACATTAGACTCATTTAATCTTACAAATATTAATTTTATAAAAATAGATGTAGAAGGACACGAAGAATTTGTTTTAAGAGGAGCAGTAAAAACATTAGAAACTAATAATTATCCTAAAATATTGTTTGAATCATGGTCAGAACGACAAGAACAAAATAATATACCTTCTATACAAATACGTAAAAGTTTATTTGATTTTTTAGAATCATTAGGTTATAAAATAATACAAATACAAGGTGGAACGGATGATATGTTTTTAGCAGAGAAAGAGTAATAAAAATTAAAAAAATTAAAAAAATTAAAAAAATTAAAAAAATTAAAAAAATTAAAAAAATTAAAAAAATTAAAAAAATTAA